TTTATAGCATCCCGCGTTTTTAGCCATTTACTGGACTGGTAAAACCCAGTATCCCGCACGCCTTTTGCTTGTTTTTCTTGTGGTAGGTAATCAACCATGAGCGATTACCCGCGCACGTCGTTTTGGTCGTCGGTTGATCCTTGCTCGCCCGGAATGGTGATTCCGTGTTTGTCTTGCTTGTTTGCCACCTCTTGAGGCAAGTATTTATAGGCAATTTTTGTGAGCCAGTTCTTACTTTGCGGATATGCCGCTGAATAATTGGCCACAATTGATGTGAGCGCTGAAACCACATACAAAACAGTAACCAGCATTGAAACCGTATTCACATAAGTCGTGTCCGCATGGTCAGCCGGGATCAAGGAAACCAGCGACTGCAAACCAAACGGGATTGAAATGATCAAAAGGTTATTGATTAAGCCGTAGATCAAAGATTTTGACAAAGTGCTTTTGGCTTTCACGCTTAAAGCTACAGCGGCCCAAAGGTCGACAAGTGCCACCACTAGCATGACAATCGACATATCAGTCGGTCTTAGGTGAGTGAGTTGGTTGATTAATCCGTCCATTTTTTCGGTGTCCTCCGTTTATATTTATCATCTTATTATATCAATTTTTTCCCGGCCTGTCAGTAATAATGAGGCTTTAAATACCTTTAACGATTGCAGTTTTAAGTGCGATGACCAAAGCCACAGCCGGGTCAATTTTGTCGGCGTCGGTTAGTTTGGTTGCCATGTAATCCCCCGAGGTTCCAACTTTTACCGCTAAGTTGTTCAGGCTCCACTCCAAAATGCGCGAGTTATGGACCAGTGAGCCCTCTTTGAGTTTGTCCTTCATGAGTTTAATATAGTCCGACAAAGCGAAACCTTGGCGGATTGGGAGTTGCCTTTCTTTGGCAATGTCGAAAAAGTAATCGTCGATGAGTTGGCGCAGGTTGTCATAGCGTGATGGGTCATAGCCAATGTAAGTCATTTGGCACCCGGTTTTGTGCACGAATTGCTGGAGCACGTCCAACACGTCGGGGGCTGTAATGTAAGCGCCTTGCGTAATCGTTAAATTTTCCATGCTACTCAGTAAAGTTGCCTGAGCCTCGGGGAGTTTGTCCAGTGTGTTTTTGCTTCCCAACGCTTCCACGTGCGCATATGTGATGCCGTCTTTTTCCGTCAAAAACACAAGCGCGGTCAAATCGCCAATCAAGGACAAATCGACACCCAGCACGACTTCGGCACCGGTCCAAACCTCGTCGAAGTCGTAATCCGTACGGGCTGACTCTTCGGGCATAATGTACTTGGTGGTATCCTGTACCGCTACCCCCATATTATAGGACAAAAATTGAAGCTGTAAAGCGTTATCACGTGAAGCGATATTATACTCATCACGGACGGCTTCAATTTTTGGCAACCCACCAGGAAGCATGGGCGCGGCTTTGGTCCAGTTTGCTTCATCGGTTACTTCTCCGGCCTCGTCTAGTTGGTAGATTAGCCCGATTGAGCGGTCATTTTCATACTCAGCCTCACTGGTGAAACGCTTCACCATCGAATCGTAAAGATACCCGCGGGTGATACCGCCTGAGGTGATGTAAATGGACCGCCAGCTTTTTTGCTTTTGCCGTGAGCCTTTGTTAACCGCTGAAACCACGTCTTCTTTATAGACGTGCAATTCGTCAAAAATATTTAGCGATGTATTACCACCTTGCAGGCGGGCTACATCATGGGTCGCTTTTCTCACTTCGTTTGCGGTTGGCACGCATTTTATGCCAGTTTTGGTCGTTTTTAGCTGTCCGGTATCTCCCAGTATGCGAAGCAGTCCATCACCGGCGGTGATTTGGTTACGGATTTGGCCGTAAACGTGCTCTGCTTGGTTGTTGTCATAGGCAATCACCCACGATTCGCCCCCATAGTTGCCACCGTATAGCAACCAGTAAGCCTCAAGCGCCGACATTAGGGTAGATTTTCCAGCCCCACGGATAATCACAAGCATGGTTTCCTCAATCAGCGCTGATCCATCGTTGGTATAATATCCCCACCACAGCTCCATCCACCATTTTTGGGCGGGCTGTAACTTTAGCAAACCCAAAGTCCCGGTGGTCATATAAACTTGGGACTCCACAAAATTGATGACGTTTTCGACGATGTCGGGCCTGTACTGATATTTCCCCTCTAGTGCGCGTTTGTGAATGCGTTTGTGTTTTGCGATTGCTCGCTCAATGGCTTTACTATGTCGCACGCCGTGGGCTTTGTCATATTCAATCAGCTCATTCAGGTATTTCATACGGTCTCTCCTTTCAAAAAAAAGGCACGTTTCAGTGCCTTATTCCTATAATATTATGCGAATGATCCCCACGCGGGCCCGGTGCGTTTGGTACCGTTACTTTCACCCGTTGGGATGTACCAGTAGCCACCGCCTGAGCGTGGTTGGCGAATCCATACGTAGCCGTTGGCGTGGCAGTACGCGTCATAATTGATACGAGAACCAGCCGGGAAGAGGTACGGGCTACGGTTGCCGGTAGATGGTCCACCTTCGCGGGCGTAAATTGCGTAATTGCTCGTAAATGTTGCGGATTCAGCGATCCAGTTACTATTAGCACTTGCCACCGCTTGCGGTGCTGGTGCTTTGGCTACTTGTGGTGCCGTAAATGCTTTAGGTCGGAAAGCTGTCGCATAAGTTGCTGAGTATGGCAATTTGACCAGGTTGTAACATGATCCCCCGCCAGGGTAGTATGCCCCGCCTTGATTTTGTCCGAAAAACCAACCCCAACCGCCCCCAGCGTCACTGTGGAAAATCGTAACGTGAGAATAAGGCGTCGAACTCGTCACCGCAAAAACGGCAACGTCTCCGGGTTGCATTACCGATACCTCAATAAAGCCGTTTAAAATTCCGTTGTGTGCTCGCTGTTCCCATAGGTCACAAGCGTATCCGGTGTTAGTGCAGTTTACGACGGGAACGCCTAAAAACCGGCAGTAATCCGCGAAACCGTCCCAACATTGGGCGCCATAGTATCCGTCGATGTCATAGCCTCGACCGATTGATCGGTTGTAATATTCGTTATAGCTTACCATTATTTGTCTCCTTTTTATATCGTTTGTAACGTTTCGCCAGTTGGCCAACGTGTACTTGTGCTTTCTCCATAATGGAGCGCATTTTATCGCGCACCGCTTTATAATCAATTTCGCCTTTTTCAGTGACTGGGACTTCTACTTTGGTATCTTCCAGCACTCGCAATGTGACCGCGTCATTGTAATTAGCATATTCAAAGGCCACATTTAACTGCGTTGCAATAAATAAGCCAAACTCAGCCGACATGTCGACCCCGTCCAGTGGTTCCAATACCGTGATATCTGACGGAATAAAAGGCGCGCTGATATAATGACAGTACCCAAATTTACTCACCGAAACCGCGCCACCCTCGACGGGCGGAACATCGTTTCCGATGTATTGAGTCGGTATGTTTTTACTATTGGACACCATTGGAATTTCACCTGGGACGATGTCGACAATATTGATCCGCGGAGCGCGTGAAACTTTAAAGAGTGCGCTGACGCTTCGTTTTTCAGTTTTGCTCATTGTCATCACCTCCGCTCAATCCGTAAAGCATGCCGTCCAACTCATCCCGCAACATATCCCGCAAATCACCAACGGTCACACCGTCAGTCGTGCTGATATAGTAATTCACCGCCGTGCGCATGTAATCATCTTGCGTGACTATGGTTTCCCGTTCTTTTGGAGGATATGAAAGCCGGACGGCTGGATCCACTACGCGGTGTGTGTTGTAGCGTTGGTCGATGTTTGACTTCACAGCGTTTACCCAATAGTCCTCGTAGTCGTTGGCCCATTTGTTCTCAATATCAATGCGCCCGCGTTTTTTGATGGTTTGGTGTCCGTCGTCGTCAATTTTGAAGGCGTTGATTTTGGTGTCACATTGTGGTACGTTCGGTTCAAAAATGAAAATCGATGTATCCACAAAAGCCGCGAATACTTCCGGTGGGAGCTTAACAATAGTTGACAAAGTGTGATCGCGTAACAATTTGTGCCCGCGTTGCTTGTCCAGTTTGGTATCTGGAAGGATAATTGCAACACGCGCACCTTTTGGCGCGTTGTCCAGTGCGGACTTCACGATTTCCATGCATCCGTTTTTTGTTTCATACGGTGGATTCAACAACAACACACTCGGCGCCACTTCGGATATGTATTTTCCGATTCCCTCGGTGGTTGCATCACCTGAGCGAATTTGCGTGAAGTCAATACCATTTACGGCCATGTTAATGATTGCGATGTTATACATTTGATCAAAATATTCAACTCCCGCAACCTTGCAACCTGTCATTCCGGCGGTTGTCAGTAAGAGAGTCCCACATCCACAAGTGGTATCCATCACGACGTCATCAGCTGTGATATTTAAAAGTCGGACCATAAGCCGTGTGATATGGGGGGGGGTCATGACTTGCCCCGCGTTTGATTTTCCAACCATTGTCGCGTGCATTCGGTACAATATGCCGGCGAAATCGTAAACCTCACCAGCTGACCGCGCAAAATGGACAATTTCAGCCACGTGTCCGACATAGTCATTAACGCCTCTTGATTCTTTGCCTTTGTTGGTTGTGATGCTTTGCAGTGCATCGCTCACGGAGTCAATATCGCACCGCTCACTGATGTGAGCCAGTAAATCATCAACCGTCACGCATTTTCTCATTTTGTCGGAGTATGTGTATAAGGCCGACAAGGCAACCAAGATGCGGTCGTAATGGCTCAAGATGCCGAAATAATCCACCCCCAAGCGTAGCAGCGTTTCAAGCGTGTTCGCTAGTTGTGCTTCATTGTTTATCATTATCTTTTCCTTTGCTTTTATCCGTTACAGGTTGGACCGTGTATTGCGAGAGCATGTCTTTGATTTGTTGTCCCAGGTCATCCTCTTGCTCTTTTTGCTCGAGCCTTGCCACTCCGAGCGGATCCCATTTTTGCGGGTTCCTAGCTTTAAGTGCAAAAATGATGGCCACTGTGTCAGCTTTAACCAATTGTCGCTTCTCTTTGGTGATCACGCCGTCTTCGATTATTTGTTCCGTAATAACCATTCGGTCTTTTAATTTGTCAAGTAGTGACTGATTGGCCGTGGCCTCGATGGTTGAGTGCATTTGGTGTGTTGCTTCATCCATGACGGCCTTAAATTCGGGGTGTTTGGACGTATAACCGTACAAAGTTGACGCGGCAACACCAAGCATGTTAGCTATGTCTTGCATAGATGCCCCATTAATGCGCGCGGTCCGGATTTTGCTCAAGTTTGGGACCACTTTTGCTTCATAATTGCTAGGTTTCGGCAAATTTTCACACCCTTTCTTTCAATTTCATTTAATATATTAACCACTTAATATGGCTTTTTTATCTCAGTTTTTAACCCCGCTCCACTTATTACGCGGGCCCTTGAAACCTCAAAAACTTTTTGGGTCAATTTTCCCGGGAGGTTTGTACGAGGG